GGTGATCATGCAGCTCCAGCGATTGCTTCGACTGACTCGGCTCTCTTGCTCGGCATTTATACGATGAACACACCCTCAAGCATCCTCGGCACGCATACGATCTACAACGCAGATGGGTTGGCCAAGGCTCTCGTTGGTGCAAGCACCGCGCTCTATGGTGTGTTGATCTGCACCTCAGCCCCCACCAGTCCAGCCTCAACCTCTGAACTAACGGTCACTGTTGGAGTGGCTTGGTAATGAGAGCCTATCGTGCTGCCCTACTGAGCAGCGCGTCCTGGGCATTCCCAGGTGCGCTGGTCGATCTCAATTTCGCCAATGGGCGCTACTACACCAAGGGCGCAACGGGTCCACTTGTTTGCTCCCGCGCCAGCGCCGGCATGGCGCAAGACCTATCAGGCAATTGGGTTTCATTCCCCGCGAACACCCTGCGAAGAACCAATCAGGGGTTGTTGATTGAGGAAGCGCGGACGAATAGCGTTCGTAATGCCACGATGCAAGGTGCGGTTGTCGGGACGGCGCGCACGATCAGCGGGATTACGGGTTTGTCCCGTTCTGGCTCGGCTTCGGCAGTATTGCTTTGCACGACTTGCGACGCCGCTGTGAATGACCTGATTACCATTAGCGGGGCGTCGGTATCTACTTACAACGGGGTTTGGCTTGTCACAGCGGCGGTTGCAAATACGAGTATCACGTTTACTACGGCCACATCAGCAACAGACAGCGCAAGCGGAGAGATGGTCACAGCGCAATCTCCAGGGTCACTGCCAACTTATATGACAATTGACCTAGGACCAGGCGCGGGGTATTCCGTGCTGGCCACAGGAATGTACAATGGCCTAAACACGTTTGACCTTGCGATAGCGGGGGCCAGCACATATTCAGGCGCAACTATTATAGCAAATATTCATTTTGAGTCCGGTTCCCAGGTATCTGCATCTTACGGGCAGACGTGGAGCCAAAGCGCGTTCGTCGCGCTCGTAGGCGGTTCCTTCCCTATAAACACAGGCTCTGGCGCACCGCAGGAGTTAGTGCAGCAATTCGGCGTTACTTATCCGGGGACTGTTGCGTCAATCAACTCTTCGCTCACTCAGTTTTATACCCATGCAACGCTAACATCATCAGCGACTTTCATTGAACCCAGTTTGTGGATCCATGGAACACAAACAAACCCATCGCCTAATTATTTTGTGTTGCGTATTGGCGCCCCCCAACTCGAACTCAACCCGTTCATCAACGCCACTGTCGCCAGCGCGGGGGTTGCTGCGGGCGGCACGACTGCGCTCGGAGGCGGCTCACGCACGATGTACGTCTACCCCGGCACGGCGACGGCCACGACGAATGCTCAGGTCGCGGTCCAGATAACCACTGGAACTGTCAGCGCGGTCAATTCGATTGCGAATGCGGGTTCGTATGCGGCGTCGGGCGGATTGCCTCCGAGCCCTGTCCCGTTGGCGGATAGCCTGTTTACGGCGTCGATTTCTACCACGACGATGGCGGTGACAGGCACTGTAACAGGGACACCGCTGGCGGTCGGCCAGGGTGTGTTCGGCCCCGGCGTGATGGCTGGAACGACCATTACAGCACTCGGGACTGGAACAGGTGGAGCGGGAACGTACACGATCAGCACGTCGGAAACTGTGGCGTCGAGCGCACTGTACGCCAGCGCGTTTACCGTCGCGCCGACACTGACACTCACGCCCACGAACAACGCTTCGCAGGCCTTCGCGACGAGCCCGATCTTGACCTCGGGAAGTGCTGCGACGCGGGCGGCGGAGAATGTGACGATCAATCTCGCATCTATTACGAATCCGTCGCTATGGGCCTTGGGGATGACGCTTTCGCCGCTAGCGTATGCCCAAAACCGTTTTCTAGCGCAGTTGGATGACGGTACAGGCAGTAATAATAGTTTCCTGTATCTTAGTGAAGGCGGTTCTGGTGCCGAAGGCGCAAGTACAATCGGAGGCGTTGGTACGTACAATTACTTGCCTGCCGCAGGGTGGACGCCCGGAGTGGTGGCGTCGATGGCGAATTTCGTCAGCGGGGGAAACCTTACTACGACATTCAACAAAACTTATAGCGTTGTGCAAGCTGCGACAGGAGGCCCGACCGTCAATACATTGAGGATCGGTGAAGCGGGCGGTTACTTTGTCTTAAATGGCTACCTTTCCCGCGTCGCAGTCTCCGCTCAATCCCTACTGAACAACTGAGGGCAATGATGATCGACTATATCTTCGCCTTTGCTGACCAAACTACAGCCCAAGCTGACCCCCAGGTCGGCGCATATTTCATCAATGGGGCTTGGAGAGGTGATGTCTGCATCCCGGGGCTCGGGGTCTCTGTTTTGGGCACCGGCCAGCCGATGACTGGGACCGATCTGAATGGCAACACAACGACGTGGACAGGTCCGAATGCGCCGTTGGACGCCTTGTGGCGAATCCTAATCTCGCTCCCAGCTCAAGACTCCACTCTAGCTTCGAGCGCCGGCCTCGAGGTCATGGCTGATCGAGATGTCGCACAGGCTGGCGGCGCGCTCTCGGACTATGTGTTGTGGTCCAGCGTACCACTTACCAATCTCGCCGCTCTCTCGGTGAGTCCGCAGTTTGCTGGGTCAAACTACGTGTTTGGTGCAACCTAGTTCCTCTGGAAGACTAGCTAAGAGTATATAGGAGGGGCATAAGCTCCTCCTAGTCATTTATAGTGTGCTTTCTTGGTTCCATCTTGTAAGCATAACCAGGTTCACTCTTGAGGGGTCTGGTTCAATGTTTAAGATCCTGGATAATCATTGGATTGAAGGCTGGCGTACTGAAGCTCTAAAACTTCACTCGATCCAGATTTCTCTCTTTTGGGGAGCTGTTTCGGGTCTTTTGCTCGTATGGCCAGCGTTTGCTTCTGCTGTACCTCTCTGGGTTTATGCTTCGGCATCTATCTTCATGTGTATGGCTCTCGGATATGCCCGTCTGACCAAGCAGCCGGGGGTGGCGGATGGCTTTTAATCGCCTCCACAAAAGTGGCATTGCCGCTACCATGGCTGTTTCCCTCATTGGTTCAGCCGAAGGCTTACGTCAGAACGCCTATCCTGATCCAGCCACTCGTGGTGAGCCTTGGACAATCTGTTATGGACACACAGGTCATGTGACACCTGGCGAGCACAAGAGTCTTGCCGAATGCAAGAGGCTTCTGCTCGCTGATCTGAACACCTTCGACAATGCAATAGAGAAGTGCATCCACGTTCCGATGACTGATGGTCAGGAAGTGGCTTTTCTCTCACTCGCCTACAATATCGGTTCTGGTGGCTTCTGTAAGTCCAGCATCGCTCGTGACATGAATGCTGGCAACACCAAGCAAGCTTGCAACGATCTCCTAAAATTCAATCGAGCTGCTGGGATTGTTTTCCCTGGACTGACTCGTCGTCGTGAGAAGGAGCGTGAACTATGCTTGGAGTGAATATTCTAGCTCACATCATGGACTTTGCTTTGCCTCTATCAGCACTCGGTATGCTGGCTGGGGCTGCTGTGGCTTATGTTTACGTGCCTCTGATTGGCAAACCGCTCTCCGTGGGCCTGTTGGTTCTCTCGGCGACTACCTTTGCCTATGATCTGGGGTTTGAGCGTCGTGCATCCCTAGACAAGTCGGCTTCGCTCGAGATGACGATCGTCACCTTGAATGCCAACATCACCGAGATGAAGCGACAGGCCAACGAAGCTTCCGCCGTGGCTGACAATGCTCGAATTGCTGAACAGAACGCCGAAATGCAGACTGCTGCGAACCAAACAAAGGTTGATCAATATGTTGCCTACCTTGCAAGCCATCCGGCTGTGGACTGTGACTTCACTGGTTCTGATGTTGACCGGTTGCGTGGCATCGGAAACACCCCAGCCGGTGACATCCCTACTCCTCCCAAACGCCCCTTCGACCTTTGGCCTGTCGGTCACCGTTCCCACCCCTAAACAGGGGCAGGATGTTCGGGCCTTCGCAGCCAAAGAGCGAGCTGTGATCCTCGAAGCGAATCAGCGTCTTCGAAATGACTCTGCTTTCTATGGCGATGTGTTGGATCGCTTCTCAAGCGGTCGATCTAAGTAAGGTGATATTGTAACATGGACAACAGTATCCCCTCATCTTCTTCTTGGTTCCAGCAATGGGCCGCTCTAGGAGGAGTCTCTGCTATAACTGGTGTGCTTGGCTGGATGACTAGCCATCGCATGATGCGATCAAACATTCGCAAATTTGATGCTGAAACGAAGCTGATCGAGGAGCAGACTCGACACGAGAGGATCACTGAGGCTTCCACGATTGAGAACTCAAGGGCTGACTTCGAGAAAGCCCTGAATGATCGCACCACCAGGGTGATGGACTCTCTTGAGACGCAGGTACGTCGCCTCTCTGAGTTGGTTCAGGCGCAAAGTACCCAGCTCAGTGAGCAATCCTTTCAGATCCAAAAGATGGAAGGCGAGATTCAGGAGCTTCGCAAAGCCTTGGACGCTCGAACCAATGATTTGAACAAGATGCGTCTTATCGGATCGTCGCTGAACGAATCCGTACCCATTCCCACCGTTTCTCTCCAGGATGAAGGCTAAGCTTTATGGATACCGGAGATGCGGACGCCGACACCCAGTTCCAGGCTAGTGAGGATTCTGGTGAGAAGCTCACGAAGTGGAAGAATGAACCCACTGTCCTCGATCTGAAGCGTGATCTGGAGGTCAGCAGGAGTGCTCATGCCCTTCAGGTAGCCAAGGTCGAAGGCTGGAATGTATTGCTCCATGCCCATGATCACGGCCGTGGTCAGTCCCAGAAGCATGGCGGCACTCCCTATGGCCGTGGTGAGATTGAGCGAGAACGTGAGAGGTCTAAAGGCCGTTCTCGTGTTCAGCCCAAGCTTGTTCGTCGGCAGGCTGAGTGGCGTTATGCGGCTCTGAGTGAGCCTTTTCTGAGCGCCAATAAGCTCTTTAATGTTACTCCAGCCACATTCAATGATGCTGATTCCGCCAAACAGAACGAGATGGTTCTTAATTGGCAGTTCCGAACCAAACTCAACCGGGTCAAGTTCATTGACAACTACGTTCGATCAACGGTCGATGAAGGCACCTGCATCGTTCGAGTGGGTTGGAAGCGTCAGACAGTGAACGTCAAGACCAAGGCTCCGGTCTGGACTCACTATGCAATGGACAATGAGCAGGATGCTCAGAAGCTTCAGCAGGCGATACAATTCAAGGCGCAGAATCCAAAAGCCTTCGATGAGCAGGCTGATCCTGCCATCCAAGCGGCAGTCTCTTATTATGAAGAGACCAAGATGCCTACGGTTGCCCAGCAGACTGGCACCCAAGATGTCGATACGGTGAAGGTGCTCCAGAACTTCCCGACCGTGGAGGTGCTGGATCCCCGAAACGTCTTCATTGATCCTTCCTGCAATGGTGATCTGGCTAAGGCGCTCTTTTGTATCATTTCCTTCGAGACCTCTAAATCCGAGCTACTCAAGGAAAAGAAGAAGTACAAGAACCTCGATAAGGTCAATTGGAGCGCCAATAACCCGGTCAATGAACCAAACCACGAAACCCAGACTCCCACCGACTTTCTTATGACCGACACCATGCGTCGTAAGGTAGTGGCCTACGAGTATTGGGGTTGGTACGACATGAACAAAGATGGCACTTTGGTGCCATTCGTAGCCACTTGGATTGGCTCTACTCTCATTCGTATGGAGGCCAACCCCTACCCAGATGAAGCTCTTCCCATTGTTTTGGTTCCCTATATGCCCATCAAGAGGCATCTTTATGGTGAACCTGATGCTGAGCTTCTCGAGGACAACCAGAAGATCCTTGGAGCCGTCACTAGAGGTATGATTGACCTACTTGGTCGATCCGCTAATGGACAGCAGGGCATTGCCAAGGGTATGCTCGATCCCCTCAATCGTCGTCGCTATGAGTCGGGGCAGGACTACGAGTTCAATCCCAATATGTCGCCGGCTCAGGGTATCATCGAGCACAAGTTTCCTGAGTTGCCTCAGTCAGCTTTGGCTATGACTCAGATGGTGAACCAGGAAGCTGAGGCCCTCACAGGTGTGAAGAGCTTCTCGGGTGGTATTTCTGGTTCAGCTTATGGTCCCGTGGCTGCCAACGCCAAAGGCGCCATGGACGCCGCTGCTCTTAGGGAAATGTCCATTCTTCGACGCTTGGCCACTGGCATGGTCGAGATTGGCGCCAAGATCATGGGTATGAACGCTGTCTTTCTTTCAGAGAAAGAGACAGTGGCGGTAACCAATGACACATTTGTTGAGATCAACCGTGAAGACCTCAAGGGCAACTTCACGCTCGAGACCGACATTAATACGGCCGAAGTGGATGACGCCAAGGGCCAAGACCTGGCCTTTATGCTTCAGACTTGTGGTCCAAGCGCCGGACCTGAGATCACCATGATGATCATGGCTGAGATCGCCGAGTTGAAGCGTATGCCTGTCTTGGCTCAAAAGCTTCGCAACTTTCAACCTTCGCCTCCTCCGCCGCCTTCTCCGGAGCAACAGCAACTTATGCAGTTGCAGCTTCAGGCCGCTCAAATGACTGTTCAGAAGCTCCAGGCCGAGATCCAACTCATCCAGTCGAAAGCTGTGCTGGAGAGCGCCCGTAAAGACATGACCAATCTCGACTACGTGGAAAAAGAGACTGGCACCACACATGCTCGAAATATGGAGCTTCAAGCGGCCAAACATCAAGGGAACATGGAACTGGCCGACAAGCAGAACCAAGGGCAAAAAGATGTTCAAGCCCAACAGAGTGAAGGTCAGCGGCATCTTGAGGTAACTAAAGCCCTCACCTCTCCAACAAAGGAAGGGGAAAGCCGCCCCAACTTACATGCAGCCATTGGTTACAACCAGTTGGCTAAGTCAACAAACCTGTAAGTTAGTGCTTCCACTTGGTTCAAAAATGTTTTAGTAGTCAAAATGTAAAGTCAACGTAACCCAACTTTCCCCCAAGGACCACTCAGATATGTCTGAAGTCACTGTTGCCCAACTCGAAGAGCAGATGGAGTTCTGCAAGCACTTACAGGCGAACAAGGAGATGGCTGAGCGTCTCGCTCATAACCATGATTTCCGCAAACTTGTACTGGAAGGCTTCTGTCGCGATGATTGTGCTCGTTACGTCCAGGAAAGTGGCGATCCGTTCTTGAACAATGACCAGCGTGCAGATGCGCTCCACATGGCGCAGGCTGCTGGCCACCTGAAGCGGTATCTGAGCTTGCAGATCCAGATGGGTGGCACAGCTGCCCGTAATCTGGCTGATCTCGAGGAGGCTATTAACGAAGCCCGTGCTGAAGAGGGTGACCTCTGATGAGCGCCGCCTCCGAAGTCTTAGGTATGTCCGACGAGGATTTCCTGAAGAACCCTCCCTATCCGGAGGCGGCTATTCCTGCTTCGACCGAGAAGGTTGTCGCCGTCTCCGAGGATGGAACGGAAACGCCTATCGTTGAAACCACGGCTGAAGAGGTTGTCGAAAACAAGACGACTCCTCCTCAGAAGACCAAAACCGAAACTGCCGTTCTCGATCCGCATGCAGAAGGCGCTTCCAGAAAAGGGAAAAAAGCCGCTGTTGTTGAATCGACCGAAGATACCCAGAACACCGAAGATGTTGTTTCGACTCAGAAAACCTCCGTAGAGGGTGATGACGAAGACGACGAATCCGAGACTACTGGGGTCGAGGTTGAAGAGACTACAGCGGAGACCTCCCCTGACTATGAGACCTTCTACAATAAGGTGATGAAGCCGTTCAAAGCGAACGGCAAAACCATCGAACTGAAGACGCCTGAAGAGGCCATTCAGCTCATGCAGATGGGAGCCAATTACACCAAGAAAATGCAGGAGCTGGTTCCCGCCCGCAAGGTGCTTACCATGCTCCAAAACAATGGGCTGATGGATGAAGGCAAACTTTCTTATCTCATTGATTTGGATAAGAAAAACCCTGAAGCTATCAAGAAGCTCATTAAAGATGCTGGGCTAGATCCACAAGAGATCGATACCAGTGTCGAGCCTGCTTATCGCGAAGGCAATCACCGGGTCAGTGATGATGAGGTAGCCTTCAATACGACTCTGGAAGACATGAAGTCTACCCCGGAGCGGTTGGAGACTCTGAAGGTCATCAATGGTCGCTGGGATCAGGCCAGCAAAGAGGCTCTCTGGAAGTCACCCGATATTATGACTGTTATCCACGACCAGCGCGAGAACGGAGTCTACGACCGTATCGTGAACGAGGTGGAACGCCGTCAGACGCTCGGTCAGATTCCAGCGAACGTCCCTTTTCTCCAAGCCTACAAAGTCGTGGGTGACGAGATGACGGCAGCGAACAAGTTCGTTGATCTTGCCGTCAAGCCTGCAAAAACCGCCAAAACTGTTGTCGCTACCCGTGTCGTGGCCCCCAAGTCCACGGTCACAAATGGTGATCGAGCAGCTGCGGCTTCCAGTAACCGCCGTACACCTGCCACTGCCAAGGCTGCCGTCAATCTCAATGCGTTGAGTGATGACGAGTTTCTGAAGCAGTTCAACGTAGGTGTCTGACCTTTGAAAGAAGAATAAACCATGTTGAATTATACCCCCGGCCAGACTGATGGTGGCCTGATCGACAACACCGGCGCTCCGACGATTCCCGCTGGCGCCAATGACACGACTCCGAATCAGCTCTCTCCCTGGTTCTATCTGAAGAAGGCGATCATCACTGCTCGCAAAGACCAGTATTTCATGCCGTTGGCCTCGGTCATCAACATGCCGAAGAACTTCGGCACGACGATCAAGGTCTACGAGTATGTTCCCCTGCTCGATGATCGCAACGTCAATAACCAGGGTCTGGACGCTAACGGCGCCGTTATTACCGCGGTTCCTGGCGTCTCTGGCGGCAACCTTTATGGTTCCAGCCGTGACGTTGGCACGATCACCTCGAAGCTCCCGGTCCTGGCGGAAGACGGCGGCCGAGTGAACCGGGTTGGTTTCACTCGTTTGTCTCGACAAGGTTCGCTCCTGAAATTTGGTTTCTTCACTGAATTCACTCAGGAATCGTTGGACTTCGACTCGGATGCTGGCCTGATGGACCATCTGGCGACTGAGTTGATGAATGGCGCTGTCCAGCTCACGGAAGCGGTGCTTCAGCGTGATCTTCTGGCGGCTGCTGGTGTGATCCTCTATGCGGGTGCTGCCACTAGCATGGCGACGATCACGGCGGAAGGGACTACCCCGTCCATCGTCAACTACAAGAACCTGATGCGTCTCGACTTGACGCTGACCAATAACCGCACGCCAAAGCAGACGACGGTTATCACAGGTTCTCGTATGCTCGACACCAAGACGATCCCGGCTGCTCGTGTTCTCTTCTGCGGCGGCGACATCGTTCCCTTGCTCAAGGGCATGACGGATCTCTTCGGCAATTCGGCATTCGTTCAGGTCCAGCATTATGCTGACGCCGGCACGGTGCTG